AAGGCCAAACCAATAAATAAGGCACCAAAAAGAGTTCCTTTGACTATTGCACCAAGACCAGAACCAACCTTTGATGCTGCATTTTTTCCTTGTTCAAGTATTCCACCAAGTTTACTACTAATACCAGAGAGACCTTTTCCAATTCTTTTAAATAAAGACTTGGTTTCCTTATCTCCTTCTTCCGTACTGGATGGTGCCTCTTTGTCTGGTTTGTTTGGTGTTGGTGGTTCTGGAGGTGCTGGTTGTATTGGCTGTAGTGATAGTGATGTTGTAATATTACTAAACACATCTTTCATTGTGTCCAGTTGCTGTTGCATTACATTTTGTAGGTCAACCTGACCCACAAGAATACCCTCTAACGTAGAGTTAGCTTCACGTTGTGCTTCTAATATGTCAGCGAAATCAGCCATTATTTTCTAGCAGTTGCCCCCACATAAAGACCAAACCAAGCTGCACCAGCACCCACAATGACAGACACAAACGCTGATTGTGCATTTGTTGGGTCGGGTAGTGTCATAAACCACTCTGTTGTTCTATAGAACGCAAATCCATATAATGAGATAAGTAATCGTGGGAATATTCTCCACTTGTCAAACGCCCCAGAGGCATCATTGTACCAAGATGGGCCTTTCTTCTCACTACGATCTATCTCAATAATATTTACGTTACCATTATCGGTGTCAGCCATGTCTCTTATTCTCCTTTTCTATTCTTTCGTTTTCTTTTTTAACGTGTTCAATTAACAAACCAACATATATTTCTCTTTCCCATGGCATCATATTTTCAAGTTCAGTCAAACTATAGTTATGATGTTGCATTAAAGAGAAATTAGTTTTGTAGTAATTGCTAACGCTCTCGTGGGAGAGCGCTACACTAAAAAACTTTGCAATCCCTCAATCAAAATTTCACTTTTGACTTTTGTTTTAGGATTTGTCACCTTAACAATATGTCTTAATTTTGGCATGGTGTCAAAAAACTCCATGACTTTTGTAAACTGATCAGTTGATAGTGACTCAATAAATTCAGTTAACTCCTTTTCAGTAATATCAACATGATTGTAAATATCATCACCAAAATGTATCTCATGAATACATCTAGTCAAAATACTTATTGTAGAGTTTACATCATTCTCTCCTATCATCACACCACGCATGTCTTTCATGGTAGGATATTTAAACACAATTTTTATCTGATCACTGATATTTATTTCATTTGTGTGATTATCCTCTACTTGAACCTCGATCTTGTCTAGGTTAATCTTTCTTTTGACAGTAGTCTTACCATCATCAGGACAAATTAAATTTAACTCAACGCTTTCACCAACCGACTTTGAACGCAATTGTAGAAAAATGTACTCAATGTCAAACATTGGTTGACTTTCAGCTTTAATCTCACCAAAGGTACATGAGTTTATCAGTTGTGACATAGTGTCAATGATTTCATTCTCATCATCACTTTCTTGCATCATGAGTAACATTTTTTGTTCTTTTACCAGAAATGGTCTGAACTTTAACTGTTGACCTGTTGATGGTACTTCTAAAGTGTGTATCGGGGTTTCTAATTTAGGTAAAGCCATAATTTATGTCTCCATTATAATTTTGAAAGAACCTTTGGTATTTGTGATAACAATTGTCTTTCAACTGTGTTCGCAAGTACACCAGTAATTCTATCACCTAGTGGTTTGGGTAAAGATGCTTCGTCAGCTAAACTTTTCCAATAACGATATGAAAAAGTAACATCTACTGTTTGTACATTTGTAGCAGGGTCAGCACTGTAAGATAATTCTCCAATTGTTTTTGGAAAACACTCAACGATCTCACAACCATATCTACGTCTGTTTCCTTGATCTAATTGAAAAATTTGTATTGTGCCAGAATAGTCATCATGATAACCCATTGCCCATGTTTGTGGATTAAAAGATAATCTTTGCCAAGTTTCAAAGAACTTTCTTTCTCTCATGTTTGGTGAACATTGAAAAGTAGCAGTAATATCTGCAAACGAAAATCCTTGTGCAATTTCACGAACTGGCCCATAAATGTTTTCATCAGGTGCAGTATCAATATTACGGCCAGGCATAGAAATTGATTGACATCTCAAACCAACCTCACGAGTAGTGCCCTCAGATGTATTCTCTGACATTACTTTAGAAAATATATTTGTATTTTCTGACTCGCCTGTTCCTCTCGTACCAACTGGTGGTAAAAATATTACCTCATATCTTGAGGGTAATGCAAAACCATCATTGGTATGAAATTCTGCAAAGAACTCATCTATAGCTCCAGACGCAAAATCTTCTAATACTGAACCAAAACTAAACTGTGGCATTATATCATCTTCCTTGAGTCGGCATAGACTCTTGTTTCGTTTGCTTTTCTAAACTGTTGAACAGGTAACAGAGTAGCGATTGTAAATTCATCAGCGTCTACTCTACGATATTGTGACTTAGCCTTCTTATACAAATATCGTTTAAGTGTTGGTTTGACAAATCTAGATTGTGCCAGTTTTGCATACCTTGCTCGTATGATTGTTGTTTCATCAAACTTATTATTACTTTTAAGTTTCATTAAGTCACTTAAAAGTTTTATTCTTAACGAGTTGGGTAAGTAGTGAAAATTAATTCCTAAAAACCCATCTTTGTATCTTTCTATTGGTAACACCAAAGGAAAAATATCATAATATGGTAACTCATTTTTTAGTTTAGGATTATACATGAACATGTTTAACTTACCAAAAAAAGGTCTACTCGATCTTTTACCTTGACGAATTAACTCAGCTGAGGTTGGTTTAGTGAACTTCTTTATCTCATTCATATACCAAGTGACTGACTTTCTTTCGTCACCAGCTAAAGATTTTATGTCTTGTATAATGTCTACCATAAGTTTATTTATACTGTGTGTAGTAAATAATTTCCCACTTACCATCATTATGTTCAACTAATGCTGAACATGACTCTACCCAATCACCATCATTCATATACTCAATACCATCAATATCCCTTATACCTGCTGTGTGTATATGACCACAAATGATACCATCATAACCCTTTCGTCTACAATATTGTGCTACATTTTCCTCAAATTTGTAAACATAGTTGAGTGCTTGTTTTGTGTGATGTTTTAACCACTTACTTAAACTCCAGTATTGCATACCAAGCAAACCACGAATTTTGTTAAACTTTGTGTTTGTCCAAATAAGTATTTGATATAACGTGTCACCAATATGCATTAGCCATTTCTTTGTTATCATGATTTGATCAAACATGTCACCATGTACGACAAGATATTTTTTACCATTGACACCAATATAATCTAAACGATTGGATACCTGTATACGACCTATGTCAATGTTAAAGTTTAAATACTTACGAAATCCTTCGTCATGATTACCCAAAATATAATAGACATTTGTTCCACGTTTTGCAGAGGTAAGTATTCTTCTAATGACATTTGCATGAGACTGAGGAAAATACCATCTCTTTTTTAAACGCCAACCATCAAGTATATCACCAACAAGAAATAAATTATCAGCTGTGTTTTCTTTTAAAAATGAACAAAGAGAATCTGCTTGACAGCCCCTAGTTCCTAAATGTATATCTGATATGAATATGGATTTATAGTGACTCATTTATATTTTGGTTTCAGATGTTCTTCTGTAAGTATTTTGAATTCCATATCTCTATTCTCACAAAACTCCCTAGCAAATTTCCATTTGGCTTGATTGACAGCATAGGTCTTAACTTGACCATACCATACTTTTGTTTTTCTTTTAGGTTTTGGATTGGGTGGACTACATTGATTTTTAGGTTTAACTTCAATGATAAATTTTTTGATGTTACCATTCTTTTGTTTTACCTTCATGTAGAAATCTGGAAAGTAGCGATGAATACGATTGTCCACAGGTGATAAATAAGGTATAATGACTTCTTCACTGCCCCATTCAATGACTGCCTCGGTGATGTCACAATACACCATGAGTTTACGTTCCCATGACGAACGATATATTATGTTTGATCTATCACCTCGATATTTATCAGGATTTTTTGGAATGTATCTGCCACGATAAGTCATAGGGTATAAATAAAGTAAATATAATCGGATTATTTAGACATGGCTATAGATACCTTAGCAAAACAAGCAAAAGCATCAGCTGTTGGTGCAATAAATCGAAAGTTTAGAAAAGTAGCTGGTAACATTGCTGGTCTTATTGATAGTGGTCGTGGTCAAA